CTAGATATTCTTTTAGTACGTTAACTGAACATGGGTAGTTTGTTGTCACATCAAAAATTGTTACTTCTTCGTTGCTTAAAGCAGGAAAATCTAGCGGTAAACTTTGTATTGGTGTTTTCTTACCAGCTGACATTTTAGCCAGTTCAAATTTTTGTAGTGCAGTTTCCATCCTGTTCTTGAAATCGTCTGCTATTGTGCCTGCTACCTTGATCTTGTAGTCATACGACTTGGCCGCTTCTGTAAGATACTGTGTGAATGTGCTCATATGCAATATTTAGTATTTTTAAACGATATTAATATTAATCTATGTGTAACAATACTGCTGTTTTAAGTTTTTCAAGTGTATTTTCGCTTGGTACAACAGTAATTTTTAAGGAATAGCGTCTCATATGTTTAATTATCCTTTAAATTATTTTGATAAATTTTTTTAGTATTATGTTGAAAATCCATGTGCCCTTACTAGCTCATAAAACTCTGGGAATGTGTTTTTGAATGATAAGTTTCTATTTTTATCTAAAATTTCGGTATATTTTACAAAGCGTTGCCAGTCAACATCATTACATTTTTTATTATTAATGTATTCGATTACATCGTTAAATTTTTTACTTAATGAAATGGATTTTTTTACTTGCTCGGGAATGTTGAAAATTTGTAAATTTGACGGATAGTGTGCTATATTATAAAAGACAGACCAATTCATTTTTTTAAAAAAATCGTCATATTTGTCCAGGTACATAACATTGAAAATACTAACGGTACATATGCATTCAAAATCGCTATTGTCTAACTTGTAAAATTTTTGTGCATTTTCTACTACTTGATCAAAATTTGCTCCATATCTCAGGTATTCAAATTGACTTCCTGTTCCGTCTATGGATAATCGTATCTCTAAAAATTTAAAGTTTTTAGTAAGTTTATCTAAAAGTTTTTCATTAAAAATTGTTCCATTTGTGTTGAAATATAATTTTATGTTTTTAGAAGTACCCTTTTCGATTAATTTATCTAAAAGGTTTATTTCATTCTGTTTGTTGAGGAACGGCTCTCCTCCGAAAAGTTCTATTTTTTGTAATTTGTCCGAATTGTCGACGATATCTTGATACTGCTCTTTTGTAAGATTCCAGTTTTTTGTTGTTTTTTGAAAAGTTCCATAATCTTTTTGATTTACTAAACTGTTCCATTTACTAGATAAAGCAGGCATACAGCTAGGGCATGCTAAATTACATTCGTTTCCAGGGGTCAATTGAAGCACTTTAGGATATGTCTTATACGTTTTGTTTTCAACTAATTTTTTAAAAAGTTTTTCCTCGGTATTAGAAGATCCTTTAAAGTTTAACATTCTCATCCTTAAACTTTGCTTGTTTGCTTTTTCTTCGTTCCAACACCTTGAACATGTTTTGTCTTTTTTTCCGTCGAGCAGATTTTTACGAAGGGAGTTGATTTCGTCGGAGTTCCACTTTTCTTTTATTGAAGTGTTTTTTTGTGTCCAGACACTTGATGTAAAACAACAAGGACCGTATAGTCCGTCTTTGGATACTTCTAGTTGCATAAAAGGTGCAGGACAAAAAGTCTTTGACAGAGCCATTAATCTTTTTTAAGTAGTTTCTTCATTAATTCGTTACGATCAGATATAACGAATCCGTCACTCTCTTCTACCGGACCACCGTCTTTATTGCCGTCTTTGTCCAGTTTAAGCTTCTTGAGTTGTAGTTCCACCATCTTCAGCTTCTTGTCTATTTTGGAACTCTTTGCGTCTATGGCGTTCTTAAGGAAGTTACTTGCGACCTCGAATATACGTCCTGAGTAACGTGAGTCCACGTTCATACCCAGGTCCATTAGATTCTTGTAGCTCTCTTCTGCTTCTACTGCCAGCTTGTCCATCTCTAGGTCAGACATATCACCTAGTCCTTTTACCTGTGGCAGTGATGCCGCGATCTTGTCAAACTCCGCATAACTTTTCTGCAGGTTTGCTTGTGTCTTTGGATCTAGGTTCTTGGTGCTGGGATTCTCTTGTCCAGCGTCTTTCAATTTCTTGTCTTTTTCCTTCTTGTCTACCTCTTTGAATGCTTCTTTAACGTTTGGTAAATTGAGGATGTCTTCTAGTTTCTTTGTCATTGTCGTATTTACTTACGTTTGCCGTTGTGGAACAACTGTTCTTCTGACACCACCCTGAACTTGATACTTCTCTGTTTGGCGTACGCACTAGCGGCCTCCCACTTGGCCATGTTTATCACAACCTGTTTCTTCTTGGCTATGCTCCTGCCGGCGGCCTCCATCGTGGTCTGGTTCATGGGTTTGACTTCCACCATCTCTGCGTGTTTCTTGCCTGCCTTGTCTTGGTAAACTATAAAGAAGTCTGGAACATAAATTGTGTACTTGCCAGTTATAGGATGTCGGTATGGAATCTTTATTGATTCACTAGCCCATTGGTACACGTTAGGATGTTCGTCACACAATCTCATGAAAGCGTGTTCCCAGCTTGACCTGTATGTAGGAGTTTTTGTACCCACATACTTGTCTCCGTTCTTGGGAGAGAACTTGCCTCTTGCGAATCTGGGTAGCATTAGTTTATGATGTTTCTAGATACAGTCTCTTTTGGGGTCAGTGTCTTCCTCACACCCAGCCTACTCGACTTGTATCTGTTGGCGTTTAATATGATGGTGATCAACTCAGACAACAGCACTGGTGTGGCGTAGGTCAACTGGTCTAGAATCTGGTGTGGCTTGATGTTGTCTATTTTGGCTTGTGAAAGTATTGCATATGCAGTTGATTCTGCCGCCGTCCTGGTGAAATTACGTTTGACGAAGAACGCTATCGTGCTGTCGTACTCGCCCACGTTGAATTGATATTCCGTCTCGTAGGGTGTGGTGGTCAGTTTCTCTATCGTCTTGTCTAGCTCGCTTTTGTCTTTTGGTGGTAGGTTTGTGTAGAATTCAGTCATTATATCGTCGCCTTCTCTGTTGCTATTTCAACATCCTGTGTTTGTCTTGATATCTTTATATATCCTTCTGTGACCAACTTTCTTATGTCCGTTATAGCCTTGCTGGTGTAAACGTTTTTGATATTGTCAGACGATCCCTCATATTCTATGTTTGATTCTGCTATCGACAAACCTTTACGAGAACCTATGTCCTTGTAGTATAATCCGGCCGCGATCTCATCTTTTACATCAGTATTTGTCGACACAAGATTGAATGACTCATCAGCACCTAGGAAGTTAACGGTATCGATGGTTGAATTTGTTATCACTGTGTTGTTTGCTTGATTCTTGTTGTCTGCTGTTCCCCTCGCCGAAGCAAGAGCCGTTGCACCCACTATCGCCGCACCCACTGAGAACTGTGCCAATGGGTTGGTTATGGATCCTGCCTGTTTTCCTATTTCCAGCACGCCGTCCTTGGCAATGCCTTTTAATTCTTCTTTGACATCACTCTTCTTAATTTTCTTTGCGTTCCTGTACGTGTTTGATGCACCCAATATTGCACCTAGTATATTTCCATTGTTCACGTTTCTTATCACAGATCCTATACCGTCGACCACGCCACCGGGGCCAAATATGCTGTTTGTTCCGCCACCTAGCACCGATAGTGGACTAGGGGAGTTATCATAGTTGATCGTCGCGAAACCTGGCACGTTGTTCTTGTTAATGATGCCTGCTTTGTAGATCACGGTCTCATATAATATCTGCATTGTGTTGTTCATCACACCTGCACCATCCGCTTGGTCTAGACTATCGTGTGAGAATGATCCTATCACGGGATTGACCAAAGTCATTGATGTGAATCTCTGTTTGTGTAACACGAATATCTCTATGCCTTTCAGGTAAGGTCTCCGTCTTTGTTTTGGGGTGTCTAGTCCAAATTTTGTTGTTTTCCTTTTGCCTATACCGTCGTAGTAATCGTCCTTGGTGTCGGATATGGTCAGGTCCGAGTTCATGCCAATGGGGTCTGCTATGTTGTATTCATAATAATTTTTCCAGAATGCGTTGACCGTGTCTGCGTGGTCGTCATGGAACGTTATGTTGACTGGTTCGTACGCGATCCTGGTCGCGGTGTACATCTTCTTGTTGTACTGTGTCTTCTCTTCCATGCTCATGTTGTATTTTGGTAGGTCACATGCCTTTACCAACATGTTCAGTTGTAATCGTTCATTAGGTTGCAAACCATTGCTGATCAATGATTCGTCTGTGTTGAAAACCACGTGGAACAGGAACTTCTGTTTTGGCATCAACTTGAAATTGTTGTCTACGTACAATCTCGATGCGTGTTGGTAGTCCTTCATCCCTGGAAGACCGTCTTGGAAACCTTTTAAGAAATTGTTTATGCTTGGCATACTGTTATTTATAGTCACAAAAAAAGCGCCTATAAAGACGCTTTCAGTGTATTAAATGCTAAGTCTAATTTTGTTTATTACTGTCCACCACCTGTTGAAAGTGTACCGATTGTTCTAGCCACTGCTGTTCCAATTCCTGTACCTGTTGGTGTCTGTATTGCATTGTCATATCTTACTGACATTGTGATAGTCACTGGATCTGAAGTTGCGTATGCCAATGTGTTGTAGTTAACATTCTCAACATAAGCACCGTAAAGTTCCCATGTTTCTAGAATGTTTGGAGCACTTGCTCCGTTACCACCATCTAGCATTTCAATTCTGCCTGTGAATTTGTAATCAATACCGGATGCCGCACTTGATTGTTCAAAGAAATCAAACTGTTTCTGGATCTGTTCACCAACCAGTTTAGTAACCGAGTTGTTGACGTCATCTCTCAATGTGATTGTGATTGGTTCCCAAGTGTGCTTACCTGCAACATAAACTTTTGAGTTGTACACATCTAGTGTCACTGTGTCAAAAGTCAAGTTGGGTCTTGTCGTATCTATAACTTGTTTTGTTAGTTCTGATCTTGGTGTTGATACTCCAAAATTTTCCAGGATCAATCTGAAACGATACTGAAGTTTTGGCATCAACAAGCCTTGTGATGCACTACTCTGATCGTTGCTTAAAGGTACTGTAAATTTTGATAATGTTGATATTGCCATCTGTTTCTCCTATTTATTCCAAAATTAGTTCCCTAATTGTGCAATTTCTCCTGTGTTTTTGATTCTCAACGGTATGTAAATGAATTCAACTGATTTGATCGGTTCAATTGCTATGTCCACATACAGTTCATTTCTGTCTATCCTTGTAGGTGTGTTGTTTGTGTCATCACAAACTACCAAGAAGTCAAACAATGCTCTCTGTCCAACAAGTTCCAACAAGAATGATTCGATCGCACCTTTGATCTCGTTCCTTGTCAGTTCATCGTTTGGTTCAAATATGAACGGTTTAGCAACTGCGTCTAACTGTGTTCTTAGATATACTGCCAATCTCGCAACGTTGATTCTGTCCAAGGCCGAACTTGCTGATGTTTTAGTTAAGTTACCAAAGTTAACGATCCCTGCTCCTGCAAAGAAAGTAATTGGGTTCACTTTAACCTCATGCATTGAATCTCTCACTGACTCCGTAACAGATATTGTTTCAAACTCTCCAGACGCTGTGTCAATG